GCAATGATAAATAAAAGTGTATATACTACAGTATATGCACTTTTTTGTTTTAGTAGGTTCTAAAACATATAGGCACATAAAATATATAGGCTAACAATAGGAGATAATCATGGCATCATTAGCTGAAATTCGCGCAAAACTAAAGGAACAAGAAACCCGCTCAACAGGCGGAGAAAGAACAGGCGGAGATAATTCAATTTATCCGTTCTGGAATTTAAAAGAAGGTTCCGAATCAACAGTCCGTTTTTTACCAGACGGCAATCCTGATAACACTTTTTTCTGGGTAGAACGTGCAATGATCAAATTGCCATTCGCCGGAGTCAAAGGTGAATCAGAAAGCAAACAAGTAACTGTAAATGTTCCCTGCATGGAAATGTATGGCGAAACATGTCCAATTCTTTCAGAAGTACGTGGTTGGTTTAAAGATCCAAGTCTTGAAGATCAAGGTCGTAAGTACTGGAAGAAACGCAGTTACATCTTCCAAGGCTTTGTGCGTGAGAACCCACTCAGCGAAGACAAAACACCAGAGAATCCAATTCGTAGATTCATCATTGGTCCACAAATCTTTACAACTATCAAAGGCGCCTTGATGGATCCTGAGTTGGAAGAATTGCCAACAGACTACTTGCGTGGTCTGGACTTCCGTATTAGCAAAGGTGCCAAAGGCGGTTTTGCTGACTACAACGGTAGCAAGTGGGCACGTAAGGAATCGGCATTGACCGAAGCAGAACAAGCCGCAGTTGATCAATATGGTTTGTTTGACTTGAGCACATTCTTGCCCAAGAAGCCAACTGATGTTGAGTTGAAAGTTATCAAAGAGATGTTTGAAGCATCAGTTGATGGCCAACCATACGACACTGAGCGTTGGGGTCAATACTTCCGTCCTGCTGGTGTACAAGCACCTGCTGGTGGATCCGCTCCAGCAGTGGCTGTAGATGGCCACGGTGATGTTCACGAAGTCCCAGCAAAGCCAGCACTCAAAGTGACTGCACCCGCTGATGATTTTGATGACGAGGAAGCACCGGCCGCATCGGCACCAGTTGCCAGCGCCAAGCCAGCACAAAAAGCCGAAGATATTTTGGCAATGATCCGCGCACGTCAAAAACAATAATGTAACTTGGTAGGTATAAGAGGAGACTCTTATACCTTCTACTATGAAATTCTTATTGGTATTTGCACAAAGTGGAGATGTTATTCCGTTTGAAAGTCTAAACGATACTATTTTAGAATTCTATATAGATTATTTAAACACCCACAATCTCAATGAATTTGTATCTAAACATTCACAACTTGGAAATGTTATATCGCAAAGAGTATCCGCTCTAAATGACAATATTCGAGAAGTCAACGAATGGATAGAAGTTTTGCTAGATAAAAAAATAAAAACTGGGTCAGAGTATGACTACTTGAATCAAGATATTCTTAACGCATATCATGCCGATTGGGTGGGCAGTCAATCTGTTCAATTTGACATCGATGCTAAACGTCGCCAATACGATTGCCAAGGATTAGTAGAACAGGTACACGATTCTTATCCTGATGACATAAGATTTCCAATGGTTGGTGATGTAATGGATAAACTAGAGCGCAGAGAGATCTACGACAATATCAATATCAACATACACAACATAGAAGGATCTTTTGACAATATTAAATATAAAGTTAAAAATCAAAATTGGGTACAAATAAAAAATCCGTTCCTACACCAAGGATTGAGTCAGAACATAGCCAATTTAAAAATATCTTTCAACCATCTAGGGCGTACATTGTATGATAAATTTTTGCATCAAGATACACAATACCAAGATGAAAATACCTACAATGAACTGCTAGGATTTGTAGATTTAAATTTATTGCCACCAGAAAACATACAAATGAGTACCGAATATGAAGATTGGTGCAAGAAACAAGGACGCAGTCCGCTGGGGAACAATCTGAATCTTGGCAACATAGTAGATTTGGATAAACGTCTAACCGATTATAGAATTATAATTTATCGAAATCTTTTGACAAGCGACAGTTTTAGTATACAATTAAATTAAAGGAAAAACAGCATGGGAAAACCATTTGACGTAAGCAAGTTCCGCAAGGAAATCACCAAGAGCATTGACGGATTGTCAATTGGCTTTAACGATCCAACAGACTGGATCTCTACAGGCAACTATGCCCTGAACTACCTAATCTCAGGAGACTTCAACCGTGGCATTCCCCTGGGCAAGGTCACTGTGTTTGCTGGTGATTCAGGAGCAGGCAAGAGTTATATCTGTTCGGGAAACATTGTTAAGAACGCACAAGAGCAAGGTATTTTTGTTGTGCTGATTGACAGCGAAAATGCCCTAGATGAAGACTGGCTCAAAGCACTTGGAGTTGACACTAGTGAAAGCAAATTGCTCAAGTTAAGTATGGCCATGATTGATGATGTGGCAAAAACTATCTCCACATTCATGAGCGACTACAAGGCATTGGCTGAAGGCGAGCGGCCCAAGGTTATGTTTGTGATTGACAGTCTGGGTATGTTATTGACTCCCACAGACGTTAATCAGTTTGATGCAGGTGAGATGAAGGGTGATCTAGGTCGTAAGCCCAAAGCACTTACTGCACTTGTTCGTAATTGTGTGAACATGTTTGGTAGTTACAATGTGGGCTTGGTTTGTACCAATCACACATACGCAAGCCAAGACATGTTTGACCCAGACGACAAAATTAGTGGTGGTCAAGGTTTTATTTACGCCAGTTCAATTGTGGTTGCCATGAAGAAGATGAAACTCAAAGAGGACGAAGACGGCAACAAAGTATCCGAAGTAAACGGCATTCGTGCCGGCTGTAAAGTTATGAAAACACGCTATGCCAAACCCTTTGAAGGTGTACAGGTCAAGATTCCCTACACAACAGGCATGAGTCCTTACTCGGGCTTGGTGGACCTTATTGAAAAGAAAGAAATGCTCAAGCGTGAAGGCAACAGCCTGGTGTTTACCACAAGTGACGGCGAAGTAATCAAGAAGTTCCGCAAGGCCTGGGAAAAGAACGATGACGGGTGTTTGGACCGGGTCATGTCAGACTTTGGAAATCAGAAAGCCGAGGTAAGTACGCAGGAGGAAACAGCAGATGAGTGAAACAATAGCAAGTGAAATTTGGGGCGAACTCAAGCGTTTTGTAAACACCGTAGATCGTGCCGAAGCCGCAGAAACTGTGATACAGATCTTGATGGACAATGATAGTGATGTTGAGGATATTCGCGATGCCTTCAAAGGTGACTCGGATATCAAACGTGCTCTAACGGCATACCTTGACAACGACAAGGACTATGCGGCAGAAGATGAAGAAGAAGATTTTGACGAAGAAGAAGAAGACGAAGACTGGGAAAACTAATGTGGTATAGCCGCGTAGTTGCCAGTTTAGGTGCTCTTCCGGATTTTATTGCTCACTATGAGCGAGAACTTAACGATGCCAAAAAAGACTGCAAGATCTACGGCATAGTAGAAAAGAATATCACAGCCTTGCCTGGTATCACAGAACACAGATTTAATCAGTTACAAGAAATTGAAGCGGTATTAAACTATCTTAATATTCAATTGCGCAAGATACGTAGAAAGCACTTTCAAAAGTATCTAGAAGGATATGCCCGTGCTCTCACGTCAAGAGATGCTGAGAAGTATGTGGACGGCGAAGATGAAGTTATTGACTATGAAACTATTATCAACGAAGTGGCATACTTGCGTAATCGTTGGTTGGGCATTCTCAAAGGCTTGGACACCAAACAGTGGCAGATGGGTCACGTGGTCCGTCTAAGAACTGCAGGCATGGAAGACATCCAGGTGTAACATTTAAAATTCAAGGCATGAAAATTTATCATAACTATCTTGAAGAAACAAAATATTACCTTGAAGGAACACAGCCCATTGGGTGGGTTATGGGAAGACCAAGGAAAGAGAAAGGAGCGTAATATGAAGATAGTTCTAGTTACAGGCGGCTTTTGATCCCCTACATTCCGGACATATCTCTTACCTAAATCATGCAGATCACCTGGGTGATCATGTGGTTGTGGGATTAAACTCAGATGCGTGGCTCTCACGCAAAAAAGGCCGCCCGTTTATGCCCTGGCGTGAACGTATGACGGTGTTGGACAATCTACACATGGTTGGGGAAGTAATCGAATTCAACGATGACGACGGATCCAGCATTGATGCTATTCGCAAGGTTAGAGAAAAATATCCCAACGATGAAATCATCTTTGCCAATGGCGGAGACAGAACACCGGAAAACATTCCAGAACAGGTGTTTGATGATGTGGAGTTTGTGTTTGGGGTCGGAGGTGATAACAAAGCCAACTCCAGCTCATGGATCTTAGAAGAATGGAAAACACCCAAGACTGATCGAGCCTGGGGTTACTATCGTGTGCTACACGAAGTAGGTGCAAACACCAAACTTAAAGAACTTACGGTGACACCCAAGACTTGCCTCAGTATGCAACGTCACGATCAACGTGCAGAGTTTTGGTTTGTGGCCCAGGGTGAGGCCGCAGTTTACACACTAGACTCATCTAGTGATCATGACTTAGTGGGGCATTTTGGACTGCACAAACACATCTGGATTGATAAAAATCAATGGCACATGTTGTGCAACGAAACAGATCAGCCACTAAAACTAATTGAAATTCAGTACGGTGAAAATTGTGTTGAAGAGGATATTGAACGCAGATGAGAGATATCATACCCATCTTCATTGGCTATGATCCTCGCGAAGCCATAGCATATCATACCTGCGTCAACAGCATTATTAGGCATGCTAGTAGACCTGTAAGCATTGTTCCTGTAGCATTGAATTT